TTTTGTTCCGTCTTGTACTTGATCTACAGTAATCATTCCGAGTAGATCACCATCATTACTAAATTTAAATGGAATACATTTATCAGCTTGTATAACACTAATCTTAATCGTTCCATTTGAGTAATAAGGCTTAAAGAATATATAACTCTTGGCTATACCATATTCTGTATTAGTTCTTATTCTTCTTAAAAATTTTTGATATATTTTATCTATATTTTCATCAGAACATTTACTTTTATATTCAATAGTAACTGCTTTAGCAACTTTCTCACATATAGATTTAGCAACGTGAAGTGATATTGTTTGATCATCAATCCATGGTTCATTGCCATTAAATATACTAGCCCACTTTTGAACTGCATCTAAAACTTCTTTTGATGTTTCTACATCTATATCAAATTCTTGCTTTATTTTGTTATAATCAAACATTCTACTCCACCAACCTTTTATAAAATTTATAAATTTACTAATCATTATCATCACTCTTTTCTGTCACTTCTATAAATGGTAATAATCTTTTTATTTGTTTCCATATACCCATAATTAAATAACGTTTAGCATCTTGACAGTGGTCATTTTGCTTTACAGGCACTTCTTTTCCTTTATCCAACAAATCTTTGTCATATTCATATTGATATTCTTCTTTTATCAACATTACTTGATTAGGTGAAATAAAAAGACGTTTAAAACTAAACATTTTTTGAACTCTACTTATACCAAGCCCTACATCATTTTTAGCATCTTTAATAATTACATCTGGACATACTCTTTTTATTTCTTCAGAAAGCCCTTTTGCTGATGGATCTATAAATACATATCTTATTTTTAGTCCATTAGGTTTTCTTTTGGTCTTTGTTTCTTCTTCTATTTGTTCTTTGAACTTTTTAAAGTCCTGTGCATATTCACTTGGGCTTTTTTGTTTTCCTGTATCTCTTCCAGAATAGTAATACTCATCAATACCACGAACGCATTTCTTTATTTCATCTAATCCAAAACATTCATATGCTGTAGCATTCATTTGACCATAGTCAACTCCAACATATAAAAAAGACATATTATCTATGTCTTCTTCAGTTATTCCTTTTACATGTTCTTCTTCCCTGAACATATAGTAGATCAATTCATCTATACCAGTACATAATCCTAGCCATAGCCAGTTGTACATTTTTTCATCAAGTTTCTTTAATATTTCTGCAGCTTCTATTAGCTTTCTTCCCAACCATGATTGTGGAACATCTGTGTAATCTACATGAATATGTAACACATCTGGTCTTTGTTTCATTTTATCCAGCCACTCCATAACAGGAGCTTTTGGATTTTTAGGAGGATTGAAATAGTATTCTATTACAAATTCTTCATCATTTCCACGAATAAAAGTTGCTTCAATATTTTGAAGTTCATCTTCTCCTTCACCTTTATCAAAGAACTCAGTTAACTCATCTATTTGTACCAATACAATAGGTCTATCTTCATCTATCATACCTTTTGTATCGTCTATTGAATCATTTCCAGTAAAATAGATTGTGTTTCCTGTAGGAAGATATGTTATTTGCATTGGACTTACTGTTATTTTAAATTCACTTAAATCAGCTTTAAGTCTTCTTATTGCTCTTTTACATTCAGCAAATATCGTTTTCTTTAGTTTATTATGAAACTTTCTTAAATCAACTACTGAACCAGGCTTGTCTTCCATTATTCTAGATATCGCTCTAATGGCGCCTCTTGATGATTTAGTTCCAGCACGTCCACTTGTGAATATCTTATGTGTATGCCTTGTTTCATTAAAACTTTCATGATATTTAGGAATTATTAAATCACTTATCTTTACTACTTCACTATTATCTTGGTAAGTCATTTATAATCACCGTTTTTCTTTCCTTTGATGGTTGCTCAATAGGTCTATCTCTCCATGTTTTAGGTTTTCTATTTTTTAACCAACACATAATTGCACCAACATCAGGTTGAACTTCTTTAGTTACTCTCTTTGTTTCAGTCATTCGATATTCACCAGTTAAAGGATCTTTTACTTTTTCTTTGGTTACTTCATCATATGTATATCCTATTGCCCTTTTATAAAGTGCATTTTCAACTTCATAATCAACTATTTCTTTGTTCTTTTTAATGATGTCATAAATGTCAGTATACTTTTTCATCCATTCATATAAAGTTTGCCTTCTTATATTACAATTATGTGCTATTTGTTCATCGGTTAGTCCTTCTCTTGCCCAACCTGCAAGTAAAGTCAAGCCCTCGGAAGTTAACCAATACTCAACCTTACTTTTTGCCATAGTTAATCTTCCTTATTCTCTTCTTCTATAATCTCTTCTTTAGCAGTGGCTTTATTCTTTGTTTTAGTTTGCTCTTTTACTTCTTCTACAATAGGATTACCTTCCCATTTTGTATTAAGAAGTTCTTTCCCTCTTTCACCATCTACTTCAAATTCTTCAGCATATAGATAAAATCTGTTTTCCTTCTTTAATTGTAGATTTGCATTTTTCATCTTTTTATCTTTTGCTATTACTCTTAATTTCATCAATTTCAGTCCTTTCTATTTTATTACATAATAAAAGCGCTCTATCTTCGAGTGCTACTTTTCAATCTCAATAGTTTGGTTGTCAATACCAGCAAGTTTAAACCCATATTTATATATGTCATCAGTATCTGTAATATTGTTTTTATTTATATAATCATACATTTTTTGAATATCATCATTTGTTTTTAATAAATGCATAACTCCAGAGAAATCATTAGACCCGTTATCAAACTTGAATTTTTCTTTCAATTGTGCCTCTAATTGTTCTTTAATGTTATTCATTATATTCTCCCCTTCCAACAATCTCAAAATCATTGTAGTTATTATACACAAAATAATATTCTTTGTCATCAATTATTTGGCTATTAATTTTGCCCTTTATCCATTTATCCTGGTTAGAATCAATAACCCCTGATAACCTTCCGTATTCTTCTTTTGATATTATTATTTTTTTGTTACTAGAACTTTTTTTATTATTTTTATTTTTCCAATATGCATTTCTTCCTCTCTCGTAATCATCATATGGAACATATATTCTTTTCCCATTCTTAGCTGTGTAGAAATACCCATCTTGTTCGTTCACTATATCACTTCTTTCCACTTCTAAACCAAAATATTACAAATATCAAAATTATAACGATTAATCCTATATCACTTAGACCTATCTTCATTTTTTAATTCCTTTTCACATTTTTTGTTTCTAGGACATAATTTACATACTTGATACTTCATGCATAGTTTCAATATATCCTTTTCCTTAATATTCTTTTTACTCATGATCATCACTTAACTTTCTTTAAAATGTGATGGACTTCTTCATAGTAATCTTCTGTTGGAGGTTTCATTGTTAAGTTCAACCAATGAAATAACTCATTCAAATCTTGATAATATTTGTGATGACAGTAATCTAAATAATTCAAATACTCATGGCTTCTTCTTATTAGAATTGCCCCATTAGTTAATACACGCTTGCCACCATTTCTTTTTTCTTTAATATGATGGAAAGTTAATTCTTCAGCTCTTACTATTTTATAATCCATCCAGTCTCTTCCTTGCTCTAATGGTTTATATATTTTTAGCATAGTGATTAACGGTTCTTTCATATTCCTCCAACAAAAAAGCCAACATTTGTTGGCTCCCAGGGGTATCTGTTTTAAATGACAGATATGAGTTTTTTAATTTCTCACGATATCAATATAACACCATAATTGGGACATAAGTGGGACATTTTTTAAATATTTCTTTTTTTTTGCATTTTTGAATATATTCTTTTGCATTGTCTATCACTTAGACCTACTACATTTCCTACTTTCCACCATGGAACTTTTTCTTGTCTTAGATCATATATTCTTTTTTCTATTAAGTTATATTGTCCTATTATTTTTAATTCTTGTTCTATATAGTTCATTAGATTCTGCTGCTTTTTAAATATATAATCTAATGTTTCATCTATTTGTTTATCTTCTAAAATCTCAATATACTTTAACATTTTATCTATTCTTGTTCCACCATCTACTACTTCCCCTTTTATATCAGTAGCCTTAGGTAGTACTATAGATTTTGCTAATTCTTTTTCATTCAACCAAAACTTATATTCATTATCTAATTTTTTTAATTGTTCTTGAGCTTCTAAAAGTGTCATCTTACCTCCTATAAATTGTTTTTAATCTATATAATCCTAAAAATTTAATAAATCTCTGTACTTTTACTATGTCTAATTGAGAATCGTGTATGTTTG